ATCAAATAGTTTATTGAAAATTCCAGATACAAAATTTATTGTTTTTGTTGCTATTCTACCAAATTCATCAAATAATTTTACAGTTGCTAATGCTACCACTGATATACCAGTAATACCTATCTTTAATGCATTAAAAAATCCTGAAAAATCATTTTCTGCACTAAATAAACCACTAAATACTTTTACAACTGTATTTAAAGTAGGCAATAATGCATCTGCCAGTTGTTTTCTAAATCCATCAAATCTAATTGCTAATACAGCTATTTGGTCATTAAAATATTCAGCGTTCTGTGCAAAGTTTTCTGACACTTCATAATTAAATTCTTCTAATGATGCTGCACCACCATTAAGTAAATTTATTAAACTAGCCCCTGATCTACCGAATATTTCCATAGCAATAGCAGCTTTAGTTGCACCATTTTCCATAGTTGCAAATTTATCTGCTACTTCTCCTAATACTTGTTGACTTGTTTTAAATGTGCCATCTGTACCTCTAACAGATATTCCTAATGAATCAAAACTATCTTTATAAGTAGCAACACCCTGATCTGCTTCTCTCATAGATTGTGCTAATCTTCTTAATCCTTTATCTATAGTTTCCTGGCTAACACCTGCTAATTTACCTGCGTTTACATATGCCTGTAATGTATTAGCTGCTATACCAGTTTGATCTGCCATTTTACCGAAACTATCAGCACTATCTATTGCCCCTTTAACAAGCCCTGCAAATGCACCACCAGATATAATTAAACCAAAAGTTGCAAAGGTTTTATTTAAACCTCCCATTGCTAACCTTAAATTCTTTACCCTTCCTGATACGCCTTGCATTGAATTGCCAAGACGTTTTATAGAACCTGCCCCTACAGTTTTTGCTGCTACTACTAAATCAAACTTTGCCATATTATTTATCTTTATTTAATGCCTGTAATGCTGCAGCTTCCATAACTTGTAAGTTTTCTAGCATAGCAACAGTATCTTCTATTAAATACAGTTTAATCATTTCTATCACAGATGTATAGTCTAATCCAATAATTCCACTCATTCCTACACGCCATTGTGTTTGACACCGCAAAAACATTTGTACAGTTTCCCAATTTTGTAAATATACATAATAATTATTATCTATTTCTTTTTTTTCTACTTTTATTCCTAATACTGCATCATCTTCTGCTGTTTTATCAATGACAGTAGAGCCAACAGCCCAATACTCACCTGCCCCTATTAGTTTTTTTCAAAAATCTGTTGATTTGATTCCATAAATGCAAAACCTACAGCAGTAGCAAAACCTCTAACTTCACATAACTTATTAAGGTTAGATTTATTAAATTCTACTTGTGTACCATCTGCAGCTTCCATATCTTCCCAACCTACTAATATTTCTTTTGTAACATCTATATCATCAATCTGTTTATCTTCTACCATTTTTATCATTTCCTTAAATCTAGACTGTGTAATATTTTTAAATAAAGCAGTAAAGACTTCTGTATGTACAGTTCCATCTTTATTTACGTTTACTTCTACTTTCCATTTATAAGAAGGACTCTGATCTAAAACAAAAGGCATAAAAATCTAGTAACTATTTACTAGGGTATACCCTAATTTAAGTAAATACAAGGCTAAATTCATTATTAGCTGCAGCAGTTGGTGTTGCGTAGAATGGAAGGCTTAACATTGTAATACCATCTGAATCTTCATATGTTGGTTGTCCTAAGTCAGATTGTGGACAGGATACTGTAACTTTATTACCTGCAGCAGTTCCATGTAGCCATGTGTTTGTGCCAGTTGATGTGCCAGTATAGTCTGTAAAAAAGTTATGGGCTGATAAAGCAACAGCTTCTACTACAAGAGTTCCAGAAGGTCTGCGGTCTGTAATTAATACTTCTTTTGTACCACCTACTAATTCTCTATAAATTACTTCATTATTAAAATCTAATGACCATGATTGTAATGCTGCAGCATAACCAAATATTGCAAAACTTGATGTACTGCCATTTTTAAATATTAATGGTGATGCCTGGTTACTAATAGTTGGAGAAGGTAATGCAGTATCAGTAGGTGCGTTAAATATACCTGTTAGGGTAAATGAAATTCTAGGTATTTGGTTTACATCACAACTCATACTAAAAGTACCTCTAGCACCTGTAATCTTATGTCTAACGCCATCATAGTTAACATATAAAGTAACACTATCAGAAGGTGTAGTAACAGGTGCGTAAGTAACTGTATTACCGCCTGATATAGTTTCAGATAATGCACAAGCTTTTAATATTGCTCCATACTTAGGTGCTGTACCTGCACTACCACTACCTGACATTTCTACATCAAAAGTTACATTGACTCTTGTATTAGCAGGTATTACTTCATAGTTACCCATATATGGCCTTATTAAATCTCTAGATACTTCATCAGATACTACAGGTTCTATATTTAAATCAATTACCTGTACATAATTAGCAGAACCAGTTGGTGTAGGGTCACTTGCATAACTTGATTCTGCTTTTGCTAATATGCTTCTTTTTCTGTGTAGCTTAGGCATTTTTACATTTAGTCAGTATGTTTATATAATATATGTTTTTAGCAAGAAACACCATCTATTGCGTTAAATCATCAACTTCTGTTCTATATCGCACTATATAATTACAATTTATAATTCCTGTAGGTTGGTCAGAATCTAATGTTTCAATAACAACCGCACCAGGTTGTACATCTATTGCATAACCATTTAATGTTAAATCTGCCATTATTCTGCTATGCATATTTTCTACTACAGCATCAGCAGTTGTAACAGGAGTAGATGATCGTACAATAATTGCACATCTAACAGTTAATGACCAATCTAATGTAGGTAAACTTGTATTTTGTTCTGGATTATCATCTGTTGCTTCTATTAAAATACTTGGTGTTTGTGTTCTTGTTAATGCAACTACTCTATCTCTATATGCTCTACTAGAAATGCCTGTAGTTGGTGTAATAACAGTTAATAAGCGAGCTAATATATTTTCACGTTTAGTAGTCATGTTTTCTGTAAAGTAATTTCTCTTGTTAAACCATCTAAACTTGCTTCATTTGTTCTTACAGTATAAGCTGTACTATTTACAGTAATAGAATCACCTGCAACTAAAGAACCAAAATCAGAATTTTTACAATGCAGAACATAACCAACAGAAATAACTTGATCACCAGCTATAACATCAGTTGGTTCATCTAATATCCCATTAGCAGTAGTTCCCCCAGAAGTGCATGAAACACCAAAAGGAGAACCAAAAACTGTTGTTAAATCATCTGCAAATGACATTAACCATACTTAGCAGATACTAAAGCAGTAACACATAAAGCACCTGCACCAGTTCCACCTGCAACTGTTGTAGAAACCTTTACAAAACGTTCTAAAGAAGAAACATTAAGATAAATTTTTTCAAATTTAGCTGTATTAGCACTTGTAGTTGTAAATGCACCATCTGTTACATCAGAATATGTACCGCCAGATGTAGCACATTCTGTAATTTTTACAGCATAAGTGATGCCAGATCCACCTGCTTCAGCAGAAAGTATAAAAGCAGCACTGCCTTCATATCCTTGTAAATCAATAGCAGAACCAACGCCAGTTGCAGCTACAACATCGTTAGCTAAAAGGTCTAAAGCAGTTGTTTTAGAACCTAAGTTTTGAATAGTCATTATTCAGAAAGGGGTAAAGTTTTTTTACGTTTAGTAGTTTTTTTAGGTTTAACTTGAGGTTCTACAATTTCCTCAACAACTTCTAAAGTTTCAATGGCCTTTCCAGAACTAATTAATTCAGTTGCTTGTATAGAATCTATTTCAAAAATGTCATCTACTTTAATAACTTCACCAGCCCATAGAAAAGACCGTAAAACTTTAAGTTTCATAATTATGCACCTAAGCTATATGATGCTGCGTGTCTAAATGCAACGTCTACATCTTGTAATGCAGTAATACGAATAGTACCGCTTGTTGAATGAGTATAAGGATCAACTAAAAGATCTAATGAAGACCAATAGCCAATAATACAATCAGACCAGTTACCAAACCAAATGTCACCAGCTTCAACTTGATTTGACATATATGCTGGATAGCCGTTAACTGTGTTGTCACCGCCCCATAAGAATTGACCAGAACCAGAATCCTTAGTTCTTACTTTCATTGCACCCCTAATGGTTGCACCTGTTATATAAGCAAGGTTGCCCATTAATGCATTAGCACTAGCAACATCACTTTCCATATTTACTACTTGAGCAAATGTAGGGTTGTTAGCTGTAATTGCTTCTGACCCAATGCCAGCAGTGTTATGTAAACCTAATGGTTCATTAGCAGCACCAGTACCATATAGTGCAACACGATCAATTTCTAAAGCAATAACTTTTGCAATGTCATTACGCACCATTGTTTCAACATCAATAGATGACTGAATTAATAGTTTTCTAGAAATGTCAGTAAAAGCACCACAAGTTCTAGGAATCATTGAAACTTGTTGTATTGCTTGCTGTGATTCTGTTGGTGCGCCACCTTCAGCAACCCAATAAGCAGTAGCAGCCCCAGATTGTCTAGGAATTGCAATGTTACCTTGTAAACCAGTAAGAGTAGTTGCCCCTGCTTGATCTAATGCTGAATTATTACGTAAAAGATCAATAAAATTAGCAGTATCAAGATCAGTTTGTACTAAATTACCGCCTTGTGTAGCTGGTGATGTTTTTAAATCTCTACGCATTACATCATAAGGAACTGTAATACCTCTAGAAACTCTACCTGCTTTTTTAGCTGCTGCATTAGAAGCTTCAATTTCAAAAGCTGCTGCTTCGGCTGCTGATCTATCACCAGGATTAGCAAGATAATTTAAAGCTTTTATAAAACTAAAATTTCTTGTTTCAGTTTCACTTAAACCAATTTCAGCATCTTGTGGTTTTGGTGTTATTTTTTGTGGATTCCATTGATCCATTACAGC